AAAAGAATAATATTGTTAAGGAATTAAAAGAAGGTGAACTAGCAAAAGAATATTGTATTAAATGTAAAGCGCCTATGGCTGAGGTCCCAATCGGAGGAGTTGTTGGCAATTGTTATTCTTGTATTAACACCGATTGTCTTAGGTTTGGTTTATTATCAGTTGTTGGCTATAAGATGGTTAAAACAGTAAAAGCAAATGTAAAGGAGGTGAAGAAAGATGCCGAAATACGAACCAAGAGTTCTGAAAAACAAAACTGACGAAGTAGTTGAATTTATGTGTGGTGGTAGAATTTATATCTATCAACCTGGCGAAAAACGACCTGAAGATGGATTTGTAGCCCATCATGCCTTAACAGAAGTAAATACTGGTTTGACTGATGTCACTAATGAATTAGATGCTGAAGAAGAGAAAGTCAAAGATGTCGCTCTTAAAATTAATATGAATACACTATCGCCATTTGAAGTAATAAAAGTAGAACCAGTAATAGAAAATAAATTTAAAGATGTCGCTTGGAAAGATTTATTAAAGATGGCGGGTAGATATAAATTCTGGAAGCCAGGAATGAACCGTCAGGAAATAGAAAAATTACTAGAAGATGAAACAAGAAGAGAAAGTCAAGCTCTATCAGGAACTGCTTCTTCAGAAAAAAAAGAAGGGGTTAAATGATCTTTATTTCTTTAACAAGTATATCTTAGAAGAGACACCTGTCCGTCGGGACTTAATTGTCCCGCACGTTCACGGTGAATGGGCAACTTGGTTTGAAGACTCTAATCGGAGGATCAGATGTATTCTTGTTCCTCGGAGCAGTTTCAAAAGCACATTTTTTACCGTTGGTTGGACTCTCCAACTGTTAGCACAAAATCAATCAAACCGTATTTTAATTGCCAATGCTACCATCGGTAATTCTCAAAACTTTTTAGGAGAAATAAAGAACCATATCCGTAAGAACGAAACCTACAAGATGCTCTATGGAGACTTTTATGACAAAACATTGAAGTGGACTGATGAGCAGATTGAAATTAGGGGTCGTTCTTTAAATATGCGTGAATCTAATGTCACTGCCACTGGTGTAGGTGGCAATTTGGTTTCGCAGCACTACGATTTTGTGATTGCCGACGATCTAGTTAACTTAGAAAATTCAGCCACTCGTTACCAAGCTGAGAAGGTTATCGACTGGTGGAAGAGATCATTATCTCTATTAGAGCCTACTGGGATCAACTTAATTGTTGGTTGTTTGACAAAAGATAGCAATATCTTGATGTGGGATGGAAGTTGGAAGAAGATTATTGATGTAGTTCGTGATGATAGGGTTTGGTCTGTTGATGAAAAAACTGGCATGAGAAAAATAAAAAGAGTTGAGGCTTTTGTTCCTCAAGGCAAAAGTAAGATACTAGAAATAAAAACAAAAAGACATTCATTAAAAGCTACTCCTACTCATCCTTTTATGACTTTAGAAAATGGTAATTTAGTGTGGAAGAGAGCAGATGAACTGAAAAAAGATGACTGGGTAGTAACAGTTAAACAAGTTAACTCTGGGTATAAGAAAAGGTATGATGGTGTGTCTTTTGCCGATAGCGATTTTTATTGGTTATTTGGTTTTTTAATGGGTGATGGTTGGGTTTCTAATAAAAAGACTAGGAATTATGTTTGTGCTTGCTATGGAAAAGATGAAAAAATTAACAGGAGAGTGAAGAAACTCCTTGGGAGGTATTTTGGAAGGGTTTATAAGACTAAGTTCGGATATTACCGTGTCGATAGTAAAAAAAGTAAAATTCTTGTTAAACTAGGATTACTTGGTGGATCAAAAAATAAAAAGATCCACCCGTGGATTTTCAAGTCACGACCATCAGAGAAAAGAGAATTTATTAAGGGGTTAATTTCTGCTGATGGTTGCAAGCAACAAAAAGGCAGAGGTTATAGGGTGGAATTGGCAAATAAAGAATTGATTGAAGGTTTAAAACTTTTATCATTAACCTGTAGTGTTAGACCAACATCAATTTTTTTTAGAAGTAGATATTGTCAGCCTCCTAATTCTCCAGCTCCAGTAAAATCAGAAACATGGAGTATTGGCTTGGTATTTATTAATCCTCAATTTAAGGAGAATAAATTGGTTGCGAAAGTTAATTTGTTAATAGATGGGCTAAGAACTGATAGGATTCAGAGCGTAGAGGATGCTGGAGAAGAGGATGTTTTTGATTTAACAGTTGAGGATACTCACAATTTTATTGCCAATGGATATGTGGTTCATAATACTCGCTGGTCTTACTACGAACTTTATCATTATTTGAAGACAGATTTATCTGATGAGGTAGATATGTTCAAAAGAAGTGCCCATAATCCAGATGGTTCTCTCTATTTTCCAGAAAGATTTGGCGAAAAGAAGCTAGCCGAATTAAAGAAACTTCATGGATCCTACATTTATAGCGCTTTTTATGAGAATGATCCCATAGATCCTGACACGGCTATTATCAAACCTTCCCAAATTAAGTATTTTACTGAGAGCGAAGGAGAAAAGTCTAAAAGAGTTGCCTTACTACCTGACAATGTTATTATCTTTATCGCTGTGGATCCGGCTGTGACTGAGGGGAGGCTTAATGATTACAGTGGTTTCATCATTACCGCCGTTGATCAGCATAATAATTGGTATGTTTTGGAGGCTCGTCGAGAAAAAGTTAGTGTTGGAGAGATGATTAACCTAACTTTTGATCTTAATAAGAACTATAAACCAGATTCTATCAGCTTAGAAGTTATTGGGCAGGGACAGGCCTTAACCAACTCAATCCAAGTAGAAGAGGATCGTCGAGGAGTTTACCTACCGATTGTGGAAATCAAAGGACAGCCAATGGCAAGGAAGGAAATGAGGATCCGTTCCATTCTTCAACCACGATTTGAACGAGGTAAGATCTACATTAAAAAAGAACAGGATGATTTATTAGATGAATTACTCCATTTCCCTCTTTGTCAGCACGATGATTTAATTGATGCCTTATCACAGATCGAAGATATTGCTTATGCCCCTGGTAATAAAAAAGAAAAGAAAATAGAGAACCCTAAATCGAAGCTAATAGCAAGAATAAAAACCAAAACTGACAAGGATATTGTCGATGAATTCTTAGGAGAAGATTACTAACCCTTTGTCGGTTGTGTTAAAATATAATCATGATATATCTTTTTATAATCATCGTTCTTTTGATAGCTTATATCGTCTACGAAAATATTGCTTCTAGGAAGGAACGGGAAAAACTCCAACTGAAGTTAATGAGCAAAAACATAGCTGAATATAAAGAGGCAATTGAACCTGAACCAGAATCAGTTGTACCTGAAGAAGAAATCGATGATTTTGAAGAAACAGAAAATGTTGACCCAGGAATATTACTTAAAGCAAAAGACAATTTATAAGATGGCAAGGAATTTATTAAAAAGATAAATATGAATTAAATGGCTCTTATAGTAAACGGAAAAAAATGGTCTAATTTAAAGGATGCAGAAAAGATAGCCTATTGTAATGGGCTTATTGAAGAATCTGTAAAAAACTACTCTCAAAATCATATTGAATGGTATCTTAACCATATGTTCCTTAGTGGGAAACATTATGCTACCTACAATACCGTCACTCAAAGCCTCGAAACAAAGCCTCGAAACAAACAAGAAGTAAGGATGGTCATCAACACCACTAAATCTAAAATACGTTCTATTAAAAATTATGCCACTCGTGAGGAACCTAAATGGGATGTTATCCCAGGAGATATTGATACAGAGACAATTGATAATGCCCGAAGAACTGGGAAGGCGATGGATTATCTTTATCGTCGGCTTCATCTAGAATCGACAATCGATGGAGTTGTTGATTCCATTCTTAATACTTCTATTAGCTGGGTAGAATTAGATTGGGATGCAGATGCTGAGAAGGGTATAGGTCAGGTTAAAATTATTAACCATGACTCTATGGATATTTTCCCTGATGCTCACGGAATACTTTATGCTGGTAAGTTTAGAGGAAGATTTATCGCCAAATCATTTAGAAGTGCTCTTGATTCTATAAAAGCTGATAAGAGATATGATAAAAAGGTTCGTAAAGATGTTGTTAAGGATGATGATGTAGCTGAATCACCAATCAAAGCCAGGATTATTAAGAGAGAAATGTCAGGGACTGAAGGAGATAAAATCGATCGAGCCACAGTTAAGGAGTGTTTACTTTGGAATGATGACCCAGAAGGTAAAGAAAGCAATATTCATCTTTTTACTTACTCTGGGAATAGTATCTTGAGAGACGAAAATACTGATTTTGATGAGTTTCCACTCTATCCTTGCCAAGTAGAAATGAATCCTAACAAAGTTATCCAACGATCTTGGACAGCTGATGCAATTCCTATTAACAAAGCTATTGATAGGTTCGTTTCTCAAAAGATTATGTATGTCAATAAGGCCCTGGTTTATCGTCTTGTTGCTGAAAAAGGGGCTTATGCCGGTCGTATAACCACTGATCAGGGTGAAATAATCGAGATTAACAAGGGAAGAAAGTTTCAACAAATGGCTATGGCTAGTATGCCATCCGATATTGATAGTCTTCTTAATCAATTAGATGGATATTTAGAAGATGTTTTATCAAGTCATGAAGCATCCGTAGGATCCCTGCCCGCTGGAGCTAGATCAGGAAAGACTTTGGAGGCACTTCAGGCTGCTGAAGCCAACTCGCTAGCTGGAATTAGTCGTTCTTTGCGCTCATTTTTAACTGTTATTGGAACTAGAATCTTGGAAATTATCGCTGATAAATATGTTGCTTCCAGAATAATGAAGATTTCTGAACCAGAAGAGGGGCAAGAAGGGCCACAAAAAGATTACTTAAAGGTCATTGGTGAAGGGGCTAATAACAAACCAGAAGGGTCAACAGTTATTTA